ATAAAGATACATTAATGATAACTGATTATTCAATTATTGATGAAAACTACACTCTATCAGATGGAAATAAAATTTCATTTGAACTTCTTAAAGATGTAGAAATACATGAAAAAAAGAAATAATTACATTAAGTAATTATAATACCTGCTGAGTTAGTAAAGTGGCTAATACGTCTCCCTTTCACGGAGAAGATCATGGGTTCAAATCCCATACTCAGTACAAACCAAAACTATTCATAATGAAAATATTAACACCTATTGAACTGCTTAAAAAAGAGCATGAAGAACACAAGAGAGCATTAGCTAAATCTGAAGAATTGTATTTTAATCAGAAGATTGATAAAGCTACAGTAATTACCCATAGGGGAAACCTTAAACCAGCAATTCTTACTTATAAGAATGCTATTCAATTACTTGAAATTTATGAGAGAACCAGTAGAAATCAGGATCAAGATTAGTTCTAAAGATGTAATGTTATATAGATTTAACATAGTTGAATCAATTTACACTCAATTTAGAAATTACAGAGGATTTCAACAGAAAATTTATCTTGCTGAAAAGGTATTAGTAGAGCAAAATCTTATAACATCAAAAATGAAAATGAGAGATGTTACAAGAATTTACTATGAATCAGGAATGTTTCAACCATTTGGTTTTACCACAATGCCAGTAACTTCCAGTGATTTCTATCTTATTATTTTAGTTGGTACAAGAGAAGTTGAACTCAATGCATCAAAACCTAGTGATGATGGTTATACCAAATTAAAAGCAAAAAATGAAATTCTCTTATTATTTCAGAACACTCCAAAGGCAAAGCTAAAAAGCTTATACCGTACTCTTGCTATTCAATATCATCCTGATAAACCAGATGGTAGTGAAGATATGATGAAATACCTTAATGACTTAAAAGACAAATACATAAAATGACAAAACTTGAAATTCTTCAATATAGTCAAATGCAAAGTGCTTTTATCTTTATTGGGATTATAGCTGCTTTTGCTATTGTATTCTTTGTTTTACTTTTATTTGCTAAAGGATTTCATCCTGTAAAGAAAAAGGGTAAACTATCTGTAACAAAAGCATCAAGAGATAATCAAGACCTTTTAAATCAAAGATAATGGCTAAAACAATACAAGAATTACTTGATATTCAAGTTGAAAAGAAACTTGATAAAGATTGTGAAGATGCAGTAAAACATTTATTAGCAAATCCTCTTATTTCTAAGATGAATCTTGGTAGACTTATTGAAAAACTCAGAACAGAGTCTCATATAAAATATACAGCAGATTATAGGATAAAAAATATCCTTATGGATCATTTTAGAGACCAATATAGAGAAATAGAAAATGAAAACTTTATTAAAGCTAAGACTGAAAAATGATTACAGTCTATGATACTGAAATCTACAAAAACCTATTACTCTATGTTTTCTATGAAACAGAGAACAAAGAGTATAGGGTTTTTGCTATTCATCCTTGGAGAGATGATAGAGTTGAGTTAATGAAGTATCTCAAAACTCTAAAGTTAATGATAGGATTTAATAATTTAAAGTTTGATTATCCTATACTTGACTACTTGATTAATATACTTGCAAAGAAGTTTACTATTTCTGCACAAGAATTGATGAAGTTAATTTTTGCTAAGTCTAATTTACTGATTAAAGGTAAAGTAAAATATCCTGAAATCAGAAAACCTCTAATTCAACAGCTTGATATATATAGAATTCATCATTTTGATAATGTAGCAAAAGCTACAAGTTTGAAGATGTTGGAATTTGTTTATAGAATGCCAAATATTGCTGAATTACCTTATCCACCTGATACTTTTTTAACACAAGAACAAATTGAACAAGTTATAATTTACTGTAAGAATGATGTTTATGCAACTAATGTTGCTTATGAAAAAGCACATCAGGAAATTGTAATGAGAGAAAAGCTTTCAGAAGTGTATAAATTACCAATGATAAACTGGAATGATCCTAAAATTGGTGAGAGCATTTTAATGAAGTTAATCAAAGAAAGACTTCATGAAGATGATCTTGGTAAAACTCCCAGAGATAAGATTATAATTAAAGACATCTTATTTAACTATATCTGTTTTGAATCTGAGCCATTTAGAGCTATTCATAACTGGTTTGCAAGTAAAGTACTTACTGAGACAAAAAAAGTCTTCAGTGAGCTTCCTTTCAATGAAATTGAATCTTTTAAGCAGCATGTGAATACAAGTAAGAAGAATACAGTCAAAGGTAAACTCAAAACTTTAAATGTAATTCATAATGGATTTCAATATAATTTTGGTTTAGGTGGTATTCATGGTTCTATTCAAGCTGGTGTTTATGAAGCTGATCATGAGTATTCAATTCTTGATATTGATGTTAAGGGTTTTTATCCAAATGAAAGTATAGTTAATAGACTTCATCCTTTTCATTTAACTGAAGTATTTTGTGATATACTTCACTTAATTGGTGAAGAAAGAGAGAAATATGCTAAGAAAACACCTGAAAATACAGGATTAAAACTTGCAGGAAATGGTGCTTATGGTAAATCAAACTCTCCATTTAGTCCTCTGTATGATCCACAATATACAATGTCAGTGACCATAAATGGTCAATTGTTGCTATGTATGTTGGGTGAAGATTTATCAGTTATTCCTGAAATAGTTGTTTTGCAAGCAAATACAGATGGTATGACTATTAGAATTAAGAAATCCTATGAAGGACTTGCAAGAGTTATTTGCAATAGGTGGGAGAAATTAACCAACCTAACACTTGAATATCAGAATTATTCCAAAATGGTTATCAGAGATGTCAACAACTATTTAGCTATTGATCTCAAAGGTAATGTAAAACAGAAAGGTGCATTTGAACACAAAAGAGAACCACACAAAAATCATTCTATGCTTATTATCCCAAAAGCATTAGAACAATACTATGTCAATAATATTCCAATTGAGCAATCAATTATGAATGGTGACAAATGGGATTTCTTCAAGAGAGTAAAACTTAATTCAACTGGTAAGTTGGTAGGCAGATCAGAAAATGGAGAAAATGTTTATGGAAAGATTACACGTTACTATGTTTCTGAATATGGAGAAACATTGATTAAAATATTACCACCTCTAAAAAAGCCAAGTGAGAGAGAATTCAATATTGAAGCTGATTTTATTTGTACTGTTTGTAATACTGTAGATGATTCTGTCTTAGAAACAATGCAACAGAACTTAAACTATCAGTATTATATCCAAGAATGTGAAAAAATTATTACAGCTATAAACTTACACCAAGAGTTAGAAGATGAACAAGATTGAAATTGGAGACAAAGTATTTGTCATTAACTGGAATAAAATTTATTCTTGTTTTAATCACTACATTGATAATGAAAGAATTTCAGTTTTTGGATGGAAAACTCAAATTCCTAATTATTCTGGAATTGAACATCATTGGAAATTTGAATATGAACCTAACTTAACTTTAAAAGGTACTGTTAACAAAAGAGAACCTAAAAAGTTAAAAAGTAAAACACCTGTTTACAAGGATTATAAATATGAAGTATTAGAAATAATACAACATCCTAATCACCCTGAAGTAAATATTTGTTTGCTTTCATCAACTCATACTAATAAAGAGTGGATTAAATGTTATGTACAAGTATCTGAAGATGCACTCTCATTTTTAACACCTGAACAATTTGCTGATGAACAATTCAATGCATTAAAAGAATTTCACAAAGGTAAATATGCAATTGAAGGGCCAATTCCATTCAAAGAATTACCAGAACAATTCATAAGTAAAGTGTATGATGTAGATGATAATGTCTTATTTGGAAGTAGATATATCAAAGGTAAAGTATCTTACAATTACATTGATGGATTTTTTACAAAAGATGGTATTCCAATTATCATGAATGCTTCAATTGATTATGATGGTATTGGAAATGTTGATTTACCTGAAGGTAGTATTTTAATGCAATTTGATAATTTACACAAAATGTTTCCTAATAATAAATTTGAAAAATGATTAGAACCAAAGATGAAGTCCAGTTAGAAGCTGTTGCTGCTATTGACCAAAACAATGGTTCAGGCATTTTACAGATGGCAACTGGAACTGGAAAATCAAAGATTCCCATTGATATTGCAAAAAGAGATTATTATCCCGGCTACAGAATTTTGATTTGTGTTCCAACTGAAAAACTCAGGGATGTGAATTGGAGAAATGAGTTCTATAAATGGGGTGCTGGTGAAATTTGGGAAGAATGTGTGGAGAGAACCTGCTATGTGTCAATGCCTAAGCTTATAGATCAACACTATGATCTTGTGGTACTTGATGAATGTCACAACATTACTGAATATAATAGTTTATTTTTCAGTCAATGTACTTGTAAAAAATTAATAGGATTAACTGCAACTATGCCTACAGATCACATAAAATTGAGTATCTTTAACTCCTTACACCTTAAAGTTATTTACTCAGTTTCAATGGATCAGGCTGTAGAGTGGGGTCTTGTTTCTCCTTACAAGATTATTATTGTAAAGACTGATATTGACAGAGTTACAAAAAACGTTCCTGCTGGTAATAAGAAAAAACCTTTCATGCAATCAGAATGGGCAGCTTATGATTATATCACTAAAAAGATAAATTCAATGACCCATGATACTGATATTTATGGTAATGATATTAGAATGGATTTAAACCCAAGTGACAGAGCAAGACTTAAAATGCTTACTCTTCAAAGGATGAGACTCATTTATAATTTCAAATCTAAACTGGATGCTGCAAAGTATCTTTTGAGAAGATTAATACCAGAAAGTGAAAGAACATTGATTTTTGCTGGTAGTATTGCACATGCTGATGAACTTTGTGTTAATTCATTTCATTCAAAATCAAGTAAAAAAAGTACCACATTTGAAGATTTTTGTGAGAAAAAAATTACAAGAATGTCTTGTGTGGATTCAGTAAATGAAGGACATAATATACCTGATCTTGATAGAGCATTAATAGTACAGTTGAATAGTAAATCCTTAAAAATGATTCAAAGAATTGGCAGGGTTGTCAGATTTAGAGAAGATCATGTTGCAAGGATTATTATTGTGGTTGCCAAAGGTACTATGGATGAACAATGGACAAAGACAGCATTAGCTGAGTTTGATGAAGACAATATTACAGTCTATAATCTAACTGATTTAAAAGCTAAGTACGGATGAAATTAAATCCTGAATTAAAAGAAGTATTCCGTGAATTTAACATCTTGCCAGATGCAGGAATGTTATGCTTATTCTCAATTTACCATCAAATTCCCCTTATTGGTGAATTAGCCGTGTTACTAGAACCTGTTATGATGCAAATTAATGTTGCTAAGATAGTTGACAAAGATTATCGTACAGGTTCTATAACATGGAATATTACACTTTATGAAGGTGAAGAGAATGAATGGTCTTGGATTGATAAAGAGTACAGACCAATGTTTAAAGCTCTTGACAAGTTGAAGGCTGGAAGTATGTCTTCCTGTAGTAGAAAGATGAAAGAGTTCTTCAAAGCACACCCTTCTGTAAGAAAGCAGGATGTCTTAGCTGCCACAAAGCTATATCTTAGTACCATTACAGATACTCAATATATGCAACAGGCAGATTATTTTATTTTTAAGAACAGTGATAAGAAGTCTTCTTTTAGCTCAAGACTTGAACAGTATTTGGAAGTGCTAAAAGATAAACCCAAAGATTTGAGTAATCCTAACTACAAATTGATGTAAAGATGAATTTTCCTGAGAAGATAATTGAAGGACAGCAAGGTAAAAATATAGGTCTATCAACTGGATTGCCTAAATTTGACAGAGCAATTGATAATATTCAAAAGAAAGCTATCTATTGTATTGCTGCTGCTCCTAAAGTTGGTAAAACTACATTTGTTGATTTTGCTTTTGTTCTTGAACCTTTCCTATACTATTTACAGTTTCTTCAGTTGAATCCCCAGACACTGATGAAAGTAAAATGGATTTATTTTTCATTTGAAATTGATAGAGTAAAGAAGGAAATCAAGTATGCTTCATATTTTATGATGAAAGATTTTGGTGTTTATATGTTTATCCATAAAGGAGTTTTAATTCCAATATCACCAAGGTATCTTGAAGGAAAACTTAAAGATCAAGATGATGAAATGATTAAACTTCTTCCTGAACATTTAGAAATGCTTAAAACTATTTACATTAATAGGATTATTCCTATGTTTGGTGAATATAATAAAGTAGGAAAGAAAATTAAGGATGGGTTTATTGATTTTATAGAGGATAGAGATAATCCCACTGGACTTAGAAATTATATCTTTCAATATGCAAAAGTAAATGGTGAATTTATTTTTGAACCTTACAAAACAAGAGATGAAACTGGTAAAGAAGTAATTAAACAAAGATTATCTGGTTACAGAGAAAACAATCCTGAGTTAACTACTATTATCATTACAGATCATGTTAGAAAGTTGAAGAAAGAAAGAAATTTTTCTATGAAAGAAAACATTGATAAGTGGATTGAATATCAGGTTGAATTAAGAAACTGGTGTAAATTTACATTTGTTGATGTAGTGCATTTGAATAGGTCAATATCTGATCCTCAAAGAATCAGACAATTTGGTGAAGTACTTTATCCTACTGGTGATGATGTTAAGGATACAGGTAATATATCTGAAGAAGCTGATTATGTGATTACTATATTTAATCCACAAGATGAAAAATACAATGTTAAAAAGCATTTTGGATTAGATTTATGTGATGAAAATGGTAATTCTGCTTATCCCTATTATAGATCAGTTCATTTGGTTGAAAGTAGAGATACTGAATGTCCAATGCATCTTAAAACAAACATGTTTGGTAATAATAACAATTTTCAAGAATTATAAAATGGCACAAATACCAGACCTTGAGTTAAAATTACTTCTTAGAGAAGTAAAATTGAGATTAGTAGTTGCTAAACATGCTATAATAACTGTAAAATCATTTAATGAAGATAGTGTAAAAACACCTCTTTATCAAAAACTTCTTGAAGATAATGATTATACACTTGATAAGCTTGAACATTATTTAAAACAAATTAATGCTTAATTATTTAGATGAGTAAAATTTTAGTTGTTGCTGAATCAGGATTTGGTAAGACCACATCACTGATTGCTGATGCTGAATATGGTATTAAAGGTTTAAATCCAAAGGAAACTTACATTATAAGTGTAACTTCTAAACCATTACCCGGAAGAGGATCAAGTAAATTATATCCTATTTATCCAAATTTCAATGCTAATATTAAGGATGCCAATACATTAGCACCTTATAGAAGGATTGTAAGTAATGATGCTGCTGTTATTTCTGCTGCAATTGATTTGATATTGCTTACTCCAATCAGAAATATTGTATTGGATGATGCAAATTACATCATGCAGGATTACTACATGGCAAAAGCTTTGTCAAGTGGTTGGGATACTCCAAAGAAAATAGGTTTTGATATGAACAAAATCTTCTCTTCAATGGAAAGAGTACCTGAAACAAAGAACTTTATCATGTTAGCTCATGGTGAAGAGTATGACAAAACTGATGGTAGAAAAGGCTACAGGCTGAAAACTACTGGTAAGATGGTGCAAGAGTATATTACTCCTGAAGGAAAGTTTGATATTGTTCTTATAGGAAAAAGTTCTTATGATGATACAAACAAGAAAGTTCTAAAACAGTTTGTTACAAATGATGATGGTGTTTACTCTTCTGCTAAGTCTCACAAGATTTTTCCTAATGTCTATATCAATAATGATATGGGATATGTAGTTGACATGGCTTATGCCTATTACAATGAACCTGAATAATCTATCCTAAGTGGATTATAAATAAAGCTTTATTTATTAATTTTTAATTTTTATTTTATTATGGCTCAAACATTAACAGTAAGTCAGATTCTTGCTGACTTACAATCTGGCCTAACCAGAGCAGAGATTGGTGAAAAGTATGGATTGAATGGTGTACAGGTAAAAGCATTGTTCAACAATCCAAAGTTGAAAAACAAAAAGACAATCAAAGTAAAAGGTGCTGCCTTTGTTTTGGTTGATGATACTGAAGATGCAATTCCTGCACCTGAAGTAGTTCAAGAAACAGCATCAGTAGTAAATGATACAGTTATTCCACCAGTTGTTGAAGAAGTTGTTAATACTCCTGAACCTGAAGTGGCTGAAGAAGCAACTGTATTTGCTAATACATTTGAAGACAATGAAGAAATTATCATTGAAGATGATGATGCACCTGAAGTTGAACAAGGTGATGGCCCAGTTTGGGGAGTGTAATTGAGAAATTTTTCTTAATTTAGTGTTTTTATTTTTCAAGTTTTTTTAATCATTAAAATCTTATTATGTACGGATATGAAAGTGATGAAGTACCATCAGGTAGATTAGCATTTGGATTAAATTCTGGTGCAGCAAGACTATCAAAGTTTGAATGGATTAACAATGGTGGTAAAGATGGTGCAGAGGGTGAAGCACTTGATATTGCATTTACTGTTGATGGAGTTGAAAGACCAATAAATTACAGACTTTTTCCTGTAACAAAGGCATTTTTGCCTAACAATGGTGGAGAAACTACTGACCCAAAGAACCCTGCTTTTATCAAAGAATCAAAAGAATTCAATGCAAAGGTAGTTCATCTTATGCATTGTTTTGTAACAGATGAAACATTGAAAGTTGCATTTGGTGTTCCAATTGCAAGTTTTAAAGAATACTGCAAAATTCTTGCAAGTTTACTTCCAAGAAACTTTCAGGATATTCCTCTTGATATCTTTGCTCAATACCAGTGGGCAATTAAAGGTGAACACAAGATTACTTTCCTTGAACTTCCTAAGAAAATGTCTTATGGAAAATGGATTTGTCCTGCTGTTACACCAATTGGTTCATGGAGAGAAAACAGATTAAAAGACCCTTCTGACAGTACTACCAAAGCATTGTGGTACACTGATGATGCTGGACATGTTCATCCATTTGTAAAAAATGGCTGGTTTGTTAATTCAAACTTTGCTAATCAACAGAAGGATGGTTCAGTTGAAGATATTGCTGATGTGAATACTGGTTCAGAAGCTGGAACACAAGCTGCTCCTGTTGATGCTGGTACATGGGGTGCTTAATTTTAGTTGTTTAATTAGGGGAAGAGTAACATCTTCCCCTTAATTATTTTGTTATGTATGGATATGCAAATGATGTACCATTAAATATGAGTACTTTCTTGACTATGTATAGTCAAGAGGATATTTTTAGGATCATTTTTGGAAGTTATCCTGACCTTGATATTTTATATCTTTCACCATTTAGAGAAGATCATCATCCAAACTGCTTTTTTGAGTGGTATAAAGGAAAGTTGATGTTCAGAGATTTTGGTGATGTGAGAAGAGATTGTTTTCAAGCAGTTAGAGACTTCTATGGTATTTGCTCATATCCTGACACATTGGAATTTATAGACAGCTATTTCAAAGAGTATCCAATTCCTCTTAATCAGAAACCTAAAAAAACTTGTGAGAGACTTGAAAAAGATTGTGCTATTACTTTTAGGGTTAAGAATTTTGAATTTAAGGATTATTTATATTGGAGACAGTATTATATAACCTCAGATCAATTACAAGAGGATCAAGTATCAGTAATAAATTGGTATAGATTCTATTCAGAAAAAGGGAAGAAATGGATAATTTTAAGACCTTTTGATATTTGTTATGCTATTAATGGTTTTGAAACAAGATGTAAAATCTATAGACCACAAAATCATAACAAGAAATCAAAATGGTTAACAAATTGCAAAGCTAATGATGTAGGAAATCTTGCAAATATTGATCCTACAGGTGAAATTCTAATTATCACAAAGAGTTATAAAGATCACAGAGTAATTAGAAACCAAGGATTCAAAAATGTAATCTGGTTTCAGTCAGAAAAAATGATGCCTGATGATTCAATTCTTTTATCACTATTACAGAGATATGAAAGAATCTTAATTTTCTATGATAATGATCTTGCTGGTATTTGTGGAAGTACTGATTTACAAAGGAAACTTGAAAGTTTTACTTCAATACAAAGACCAATCAGAACAATGTGTTCACCCTGTACATATTTAAAAGACCCTGCTGAAATAGTATCCATTAGAAGTGAACAGGAACTCAAAGACCTATTAGATGAAAATATAAATTTATTAAAAGGATACAAACTATAATGGAAAAACTGCCTTCAACAATTCATGAAAGTTGGCATCCATTCTTACAACCTGTATTTGATCAGGATAATCAATTGAGAATCCTAAGAGATCAAATTCTTCCAAATTGCACTTATTTTCCAGAAATGCAGAACATTTTTAGAGTGTTCTCAATGCCTATGCAGAATATCAAAGTTGTGTTGTTGGGTCAAGACCCTTACCCAACTAAAGGTCATGCAATTGGCTATTCTTTTGCTATTGATAGTAATAAATTTCCTGCTTCTTTAAGAATTATTCAAAATGAAGTGTTTATGGAAATTGAAAAAGGACTATCTGTAGATGAAAGTCTTTATTGCCATGATCCCAGACCTGATGAAACACATTTTGCACCTGAATGGAGAAGTCTGGAACATTGGACACATCAAGGTGTCTTTTTACTTAATACAGCATTAACTGTAGAGCAAGGAAAAGCAGGAAGTCACATGAAATATTGGCAGATGTTTGTATGGAAAGTTGTGAGAATTATTGCTGAACAAGTAGCACCTATTTGGATGCTATGGGGAAAAAAAGCTCAAGAAGTATGTACATTGATTGAAACTGAACAATATAAACACACAGATGAATATGGTCAGGCTTATAAGAATGTAATGTTACTAGCACCTCACCCTGCTGCTGAAGTTTACTCTGGTGGACATGCAGGATTTTATGGATGCAATCACTTTGAAATAGTGAATCAAATCCTAACCAAAAGAAAAAAACAAATAATTAATTGGTAATTCTAAATTTTTAAAAAATCATTGAAATGGGAAAAATTACAGTTTACACAACACTGACCAACAATTCAGTAGAATTTGAATCAACAGGTACAACTTGGAAAGAAGTACAGAGAGAAATGGTTGATTTGAGAATCAATTATTCAGGTATGAAAGCAGTTATTGGTGAATCAAGATTAACTCTTGAATCAGAAAAGGCTGTTGTTCCACAGGAAGGTTTCACTTTATATTTGATGCCTGTTAAAACCAAATCTGGTGCTGACAGAAAAGAATTGTTTGCTCAGATGAAGGCAGCAGTTGAATCAAAGCAGGCAAGCAAAGAACAGTTCATGGTTGATGGAAAGAACATGACTCAACTTTCAACTGACAAATTGGTTGAATTATGGGCAAAGTTTCAGGGTTCTGGTGCATCTACTGCTCCTGCAAAAGCTTCTGATGTGAAACCATCAAAAGAAACAAAGAAGGAAACATCTACAAAAGATGTAGCTGCTAAAGCTCCTGTTTTGACTGTAAAAGAACAGGCTAACAATATCCTTTCTGAAATTGGTGTTGTGCTTGAAGAAGAAGATGTTGATTCTGATGTCTCTGAAGTTATTCTTGCAAAAGTAAGACTTATCATTGGTCTGTTCTCTGATGTAAAAGAGAAGTTCAATGCATCTACTGGTGAATCTGAATCTGCAAGAGTTGCAAGGGAAGAAAGGGAAGCTAAAGATGCTAAGAATAAAGCATTGAAAGCTGCTGCTGATGACCTGATGAGAGATTTCTCTGATGTTAAAAGATAGTTTGATTTAGTTGGTTAGTTTAGTTAGTTTTAGAAGTCTGGTGCAGAAATGTATCAGGCTTCTTTTTTAATTTAATAACTTAAATTTAATTATAAATGACATCAGACCAAGAAATTTTTGCAAAAGTATTTGTGCAACTTAATCAGCAAAGTTTGATTACTAATGCTGATCATGTAAGTAATCTGATTACATCAAGAATACTTAATTCTACTTTATATGATGAAGCTTTAAAACTGTACAGAATAGCTGATTCAGTTTATCCCGGAGAATGTGATCTTCAATTATGGCCTGTTACAAATGGTGATTCTCCAATAATTACTTATCAATTATTCCTATGTATTCATTTTCCTAATTTAATTGTGAATAATACACAAAATGTAAATCATCCTATTAAAGATATGTTCTTTGGAATGATCTTAGATATGAAAGATGACAGAATAATGATTGAACATTATAGGGGTCAGAGAACTACAATTACTTACACTGAATATAAATCACATTATAGATTTAGTCATCTCAAAACAACTATATTTTCTGATCCACCAAAATATATGCAATTTTGTTTTGGTAGTGGTGATCTTCCAAAGTTGAAAATATTATTCAATTCTACAGTTGATATTGTAGCTGGTGGAAATGTATCAAGAGATGAAGTTTTTAAAATGATCTGCTTTAATATAGAACCCTATTTATCTTGGGAAAGTCTTGAAG